CGGTCCGTTACATCCCTGTTCTTTAAGTCCTTTCAGACACGCCAATACCGCATAAGTAAGTAAACATAATTCATCTTCCATTGTCTTTATGTCCTCTTTCTCCTGCTTCTTTAAATCCTCAATATCGGTTGTCTGCTTTTCCTGTGCCTGAAACCATTTGATAATCTTGTATGCAACCGCACCAATGGCAGTTAATGCCCCTAATACGCTTGCAATAGTTATAATTGCTGCTGAATCAATATACATTGTGTGTAATTTCCTTTCCTTGCAGTTTGCAATATGGCGTAGCAAATCCGCAAAAATAACTTTCGGTATAGTTCGGGCAGTTATCACAATTTCCTGTGCATCTGCTTACCTCTTCTTTTTTCTCTACCATACCGTTTTCCTTAAACAGGGTGTTAAGGCTCTGCCTAAGTCCGTAACTGTTAAAATGTGACAGGATACCACGATATGAAGCTACCGAACGGTCTAACCTGTCTTTTCTTTCTTCTCCTGCCTTTACCT